CAGTTTGCTTATTCTGCGCAGCTCGTCGCCGACATCCTGCATAGTCATATCACCGCCACGAGAATACATCCACCGGTGGACATCCTCCGCCCGGCACAACTCCTCCGGCACATCGAACCCCTTCGTTCTGGCAGTCATCAACGCGTCAGGATTGGCAGGTACAGGCACAGCCGATAGCTCCAATAACTCCTGTTTGGCGAAACTTTTCCCGGCACGCAAATCAGGTGTCTTTTTTCTCTTCTTTGCCTCTTCCTCCGTGGTGTCGTCAATCCACTCACTGGACAACGATTTGAAACCGACGGACGTGGCTCTCAAAAAGCCATTTTTGTATAGTTGGTATATTTGTTCTGCTTTTGGATACACATCCGCCGGTGCAAATTCAATGTCAAAAATCAGCCCCTTATCGGTCTTCTCAACTTTAACAGCCTTGCCGATTGGAGGTTCGGAGTAGTTGTGCGCCCAGAGGAAAACCGGGTTCTTCATGTATTGTTTTGTTTGCCATCCTTTAATATCAATCTCGTCACCCATACGATCACGCGTCGCCGTGCTGCCAACGAATCGCAAGACACGATCATTTTCACCATCGGCCTCCTTAACGTCACACGTCATTGTCGCAAATTGTTTTAACTGTTTCGTATCATCCATTCTCTGGACCTCCATTGTTTCTCTGCCACTGAATCAAATCGTCAAGGCGCTGCACTGTTGCCGCCATCAATACCTGTATGGCTGTCAACGTGCTTGTTTGCTCTCGTTCATTATTTTGTATCAATTCAAATATCTTGTTAAACCGCGCGTCGCAATTTGTACGCATAGCTTTCACACCCGAAATGTCTTTTTCTAATTGTTTAATTCTCGCCACAGCATCCATCCAAACTCCCACGGTCCCGGCAAACATTAACAGCAAACCTGCAATGGCTGAAATTTCTTTGAAATCTAAATCCATAATCTGTTATCACTTTGTTGCTATTAAACTGCATCGGCAATTTATTACCTCCTCAGGCGCTCCACTTGAGTCGCCCGGGAATTTACAACCAGTCGCGCCGAAAACTTTACCGATGGATATTGGACCGAGGCCCATTGCATCGAGGTGTGAATCACGCGTCACCTCGTCAAGTGCAGCCAGCCACATGTGTTTCTTAACCCCGGCGTCAATATAACTCTCATAAGATAGCTCATTAGCCACGCCGGCCGTTTCGGTTCGTGCAATAGTCAAACTTCGCGCACGCGTGTCTTTCATTGTGCCAAAGATTGTCTCTTGCAACTCGTTCATCGTCTGGTTGACCTTTGCCGCGTTGGCTATTTTCGCCGTTACCTTCTCGCGCATACGATCATTAATACCGACAATCTTATTTTTCTTTATCTTCAACCGGTCAACAAATACCGGATTGGAAACATTGAACGTATATTCAATGCCAATCTTTGACAAGTTATCCTCGATAACCGACCCGTATGACACGGCAAGTTTTTGGTAGTATTTGCCAGCCAGTGATTTAAGATCCTTGTCCCATTGCGCCGAGAGTTTCAACGCCGACAATGGAATGTCTTTTGGTTTGGCGTACTTGGCGAGTTGCGCCCCCATCCACTTCTTTACCCGGTCAAGATATTTGCGCACCGACTCGTTAAACTTGCGCTCCATCGGCCCGGTGGCCTTAATAAATGCACGCCACTGGTCCTCTTGCGCCGGCGTATGGATGATCTTGTCAACAATCTCAAACTCAGGATCGATGACATCAGCACCCTTGATCTTTTTGATCCCATCGATACTCTTCTCCGACGGTATACCCTGCGCCGCAGCCACGGCCGGAGGTGTGGTCCCGGCTTCAATTAATCCCATTGGCAGATAGCCCTGTCCGCCACTGTCGATATCTTCAAAACCGAGATCCAGTTTTGCATTAATCATGTTGAACGGCACGCCCATATCCCATAGTGTTTTCGCTCGCGTGACCTTCTTGTCAAAATCTTCTTGCAACGCCTCCACCACGGAGAAATCAAAACGCCCGAAAATGTTTTTACCCGACAGTTGTGAGAAAAAATGCGACTGCAACACACTTTCGATTAATCGGCATATTGGCACGAGTGTTTTCGTCCAGAACGATTTGTCCGCACTCCTGGCAGTCGCATAATTAATGTCCTCGTAAATACTTAGCTCGGCCTTAGGCACACCAAACACCGCACAAATTTCATCCCGGCTCCACTTCTTCTGTTCAAGAAAACACATATCCTTGTGCGACACGCTGCGCTCTTTATACTCAACCTCACCCTCAAGAAACGCCGTCTTGAATGCATTGCCAGCACTTTTATGTTTACTATCAAACATATTGAGATATTGTTTGCGCTGCTCCGGTTGTAGCCGCCGTTTAAAAACCACGGTGCCGCCAACGTGTGCACCGTTCTCAAAAAACGCCGCGTTGAAGTTTGACGCGAGGTGATCCTGCTCGGCTGACTTTATCGCAGCCGTCAACGGTGCCAGTCCCCACAAGTTATTATAAGGATTAAAATATTTGAAAAGTAGCACCTGGTAAGGTTGTAGGATCAATGTTTTAGTGCTTGTCTTACGAAACTCCCAGTGCATTAACTCATCTTCGTTGTTGTATATCGGTTTGAACTTGTCTTTTGGGTAAGGCCATATATCCCGTGGCTCCCGCGTTTCACGTTCACGGTCCATTACCCAGACAGCCGTGCCGCCAGTGGAGAGAAATGTGACAACCGCCTCAAACATTTGAGTAGTTGTCCACTGATTGTTTGGCCGGTTGAAAACGTCAAATAGTGGCCCCGATTCAATCAGACGTGGATTATTCGCGTCACCGGAGTACAGCTTGAAAGGCACTCCCGCAACATTCATGGCCAGGCGCCGGATACAAGAATATACCCAGGCGTGTTGTTTGTACGGTTGTTTGAGTTTGTCGTGGCCGGTGTTGAGCGTGGAGAACATTGACCCAGTGGCGTGGCTAAATGTGCCGATCTCCTTTGCACGCCGGTCAATGTCTCGCCGCGACATGTACCCGAATTTATTTAAAACGTTTGATATTATACTCATGCCCAATCAAACCTCGGTGCTGCAAAATCCATAACACTACGCGCCGCTATGCTCAACGCGTCGACCTGATCGTCGTGCGTCTTACCGTCCCCACTGAATGCACAGAGTTCGTTAAGAAATTCTGCATTCCACGCTCCACGAACTAAATGGATTTTCCCGGCCTTGGCGCGACTGGCGACCGGCAACGCGTGAGTGAGTTTATCCCGTCCCTCTGTTTCAGCACCGTCAAGATCATAGCCGAATAACTCCGGCTCCCGCATAAGTTCCTGAATTGCTGCTATTTGGAACGCGACTTTTTCAACGCGCACTATTGTTTCCGGCCCGTCCATTTGTGCCGTTTCCACAATAATGCGTCGTGTGTCAGGCCATTCTTGTTTGCCACGCGTGACGTCGAGAACATAGATATCCTGTTTCTCGTCAACGCCAATCTTTACACCGACCGAGAAGTCGGCCTGTGTCCGCGTGCTGGCTGCTAAATCCCAGCCACGAATGATAGGCGACATGTCCGGGACCGCCAGAGGATCAACTATGTCGAACCATTTACGTTGAAACAACGACCCCTCAGGATCACAGAACTCTCCCATGAGTTCTTGTTTAGCAAACCACGAGATGCCATATTCGGAATCCATCATGGATTTAAATTCGTCGGAGAGGAAAGGTGCCTCGGCGGTTGTTGCGTGTATCAATTCAAAGTCAGGATTCTTGTCAACAAGAAATTTCTTATAGATCCAATTCTTACCGCGCGGCGTGGTTGTGAGGAATCCCCGGCCCGCCCGGCCTGATTCACGCAGTGTTGCGACCATGATCAACCATAGGTATTCTTCGAGAAGTGCTGCCTCTTCACCCCAAAACCATGTGAGGTTGAGGCCGCGGAGGCGGTCTGGTTGGTCGGCGGTACGAAGGAGAACTTTACTACCATTACGAAGGATATACGTCATAGCTGTTTTGGAAAATGACGCAATGATAGAACGTGCAAGTTTTGTCCAGAGAGGTACAACCACGTCTTTCAACATGGTGTATGTCGGTGCGACGACACATCCGTCACATTTAGAACGTCCAGCGAGATCCAGCGCGGCGAGACATCCAGCATGTGTCTTGCCAGATCCGCGCCCGCCGATGTAACCACGGAAACGCGCCTGAGAATTCAGGAATTGCATTTGAGGCGGTGATACAGACCACCTCGCACGCAATCTCGTGGCCATATTATTTACCGGCGCCTCTGCCATAAATTGACTCCGCGCCTCACGGCGCTGTTTGCACGGCCTCACGGCCGGACGTTATGTCTAACTACTTATCCTTCTTACCTTTGTCGTAATCGTAATCGTTGTAATCCATTGTCCAGTTCTCGTCAAGTTTATATTCTATTTTGTCTGGCACTTTACCATCAACGCGATTCCATATCTCCTTGGCTGCATGGACGTCGCCCTTTACGATGGCAATTCCCATAAACCGGCGAATGAATATTTCGGCCCATGTTTTATTCCTAAACTGTGTCGGGATTCTCTTACCGCCGAAATCTTCTGGTATCTCCTGCAACTCCTTACGCAAGAGCACTGCAAGATTTATAGCTGATTTTGGTTGACCTTTTGGATTGCCCGACACACCAGGTTTAAACTGTCCTTTTTCATTTCGGCCAGACTTTCCTGGTGAATCCTGTTCAACAGGATTCTTCTTTTTCTTGGCCTTTTTCGTTGTTTTCTTGGCCTCAGCCATGATTGTTACCTCCGG